AATTCTTAGCGAATCGCCTTCCTTGGATCCTGAGAATTGAGAGAACACGGGTCAAATGGCATCTTGCACCCCTAGCTCAATTGGATAGAGCATCGGTCTACGGAACCGAAGGTTAGTGGTTCGAGCCCACTGGGGTGTACTGACTTACGGCTGCCCCGCGATCACGGCTCCGTGCTGTTTTCGCCGGGCTATTGTCGCACCGCGCGGCCGCCTGACCAGTGGCGAATTGTCGCAATTAGGCAAACCCGCAGCGGTTCATTTTTCACCACCGCACGGCCGTTCAGTTCCGAATAGACGATCAGGAGCCAACAAGATGCCGCACCCAACGATCACGAATCTGCGCGCCGACTTGGAGCGAATCATCGACCGTGCTGGTGTCGACCGCGAGGTGCGACTGCTCGCGCAAGGGCTGAAAACGGTCGTCGACAATCAACTTGAAGCCGATGCGGAAATCAAATCGATCTTGAAAGAGATCGAGGAACTTAGACGCCGCCCTCGGTAGCGCAGTCGCAAGGTTCGGGGTGTCCGATCACCGCAAGGGACCGGGCGGCCATCACGCTTGAGCTGGGTCGTGTTTAACACCCCGAACCTTGCACAATCTACCGTGCGCCGTACCATGTGAGGCATGAGCACCGTGACCACCGACGACGAAGCCAAAGCCAACATCGCGGCCAACCTCAATCGCATCTTGGCGGAGCGAAAGATTTCTCAGCGGGCTCTGGCCCGGCTGACGAACGAGCCGCCAATGACGATAAACAGCGTGCTAAACGGCCGCCACATCGTAAGTACGGGCACAATCACCAGGATTGCCGAAGCCCTCGACGTCTCGATCGATCGCCTCGTTGGCACACCTGCAAACGAAAAAAATTCTCGCCGCACTGCTTGACGGCCGTACAATCCGCTGTACACTTCCCGGCGTCTGAGTGCTAAACACGCTCTGACGAACGAAGAAAGCTCAAGCACCTCTTGGCCACGCTGGCCACCTGGTGCACTCAGCACTAACCCTTAGCAGCTCGCTCAACGGTTCGCTTGCCGGCAGCTTCCATACTGGGCACGGCCACTACGGCCAGCCGCGGAAGATTCGGCAACCGGCCGTTGAGCTTTTGAAAACCTGACGGGCTGGCTCAGCGGTGACGGGTTCCTGCCCCGCCCGCGCCGCTGGGCGGCCCGACTTTTCCAACGGGCAAGAGACCAGAGGGCAGAGGGGAAAACCATGGGGCTCGAATGGATTGACAACCGCTGGCACCTCGATGGCCGCGGCATTCATGCCGGCGAATCGCTCGAGGTGCAATGGCCCGATCGGACATGGCAGCGCGTGCGAATCGAAAGCGCCGAAGCCGGGCGAAAGCTGTTCGCTCACTTCGACTATCACGGCCTGGGCTTGTGTGTGCGTGTCGATCCGGAGGCCTATGAGCCACTGCAATTGCGGTGGGCGTAGCAAGAACCACGCGGCTTGTTGCCGCACTGGAACCGGGCGGAGTTTCTGTCAGTGCTGTTAGTTGCCGCCCGGCTTTTTACACGTAGCTAGCGCAATGGAGTGCGAGCGATGCGAACGGATTTCGCGCGGGGCTTTTTGTACGCGGCCGACGGGGCAACTCTGGCGGCCCGCTATCCGATCCCTCGGCCCGCGGGCGGCCGGCGTCCCCCCCAACGCCCCCGCCCCTGGGTCTTTTTCCTACCGGTACGCGCAGGCCGGTACGCCGGCGCAGTAGCAACTGATTTCACCACTTTTTAGGAGAGCCCATTCATGGCAACAGCGACGAAGGAACGACCCGTCATTATCTGCACCGAGCATCGCGGCGTGTTCTTCGGCTACGCCGGCGATACCTCGGGCGATCGCGTCCAACTCCGCGCCGCCCGCATGGCCATCATGTTCGGCACTTCGCGCGGCGTGATGGAGTTGGCCGAGACCGGGCCGACCACTCGCAGCAAGATCTCCGCGCGAGCCGACATCGAAGTGCGAAAGGTCACCGCCGTGTTTGAGGTGACCGAGGCGGCAGTCGCGAAGTGGGAGGCGGCCTGATGGCCTGGCCCCACTTGCTCGATCGCGTGACCGTCGTTGACGTGCTCGATACGGGCGCGTGCTACGAAGGTGTGCGCGACTGGATCGCGGACAACGGCGGCATCATCGTCTGCACGCCCGATCAATTCCCGGGCAACGAATACGTTGCCCGCGCCGCAAATCTTGACGGCGACGGCGCCGGCTCCGGCTACGGCTCCGGCGACGGCTCCGGCTACGGCTCCGGCTCCGGCGACGGCTACGGCTACGGCTACGGCTACGGCGACGGCTCCGGCTCCGGCGACGGCTCCGGCTCCGGCGACGGCTCCGGCTACGGCTCCGGCGACGGCTCCGGCGACGGCTACGGCGACGGCTACGGCTACGGCTACGGCTACGGCTCCGGCTACGGCTACGGCGACGGCTCCGGCGACGGCGCCGGCGCCGGCTACGGCTACGGCTACGGCTACGGCTCCGGCTACGGCTCCGGCGACGGCTACGGCGACGGCGACGGCTGGGAGGAAGCATGACACCCGAACCGAGTGCCCTCGATCAAGTTTTGTGCATGACGCCCCGCTGCCACAAGAAGGCCTACGAGCGCGGCGTTTGCTTGAGCTGCCTGCACACGGCCGACTTGCTGGTCGAGCAGGGAGTCGTGACCCGCGAGCGGCTCGAGCAGCTCGGGCTGCTGCTGCCCTACGAAGCGACCAGCGGGTTCTTTATGTCGGCCTTCAACGCCGCCATCGATCGAAGAGCCAACGGAGGGGAAGAGGTCGGCGAGCGATAGGAACGCCCGCCGGCAAGGAGGCAACTGACGTGGTGCGAGCGAGCCAGGGGAAGGCTCGCTCGCACCAGTGGTCAGTGATCAGGTTTCAGTGTTCAGAAAGGAAAACCATGGCACTTGGCGGACACGCGTTTCCCTGGGTTGCCTCTGGCGACATGAGCAAGGGCATGTACCTACGCGACTGGTTTGCCGGCCAAGCATTGGCGGGAATCATGTCGCTGATGATGACCGACGGAGAGGGGAATCTGACTCCGCTGGTGACGTTTGATTTTCAGCACGACATGAACGCCGTGGCGGCGACCGCCTATCGGCTCGCCGACGCGATGATCGCACAGCGCGGCAATCCACTGCCGCCGCTCGAGCAGAAGCCGGCGGTTACGTCAGCCGGCAACTAACTTTGCGACTTTGCGCCTTGGCGCGAGAAAGGATTCTTGTGAGCGAACCAAAAGCACCATGGGTCGAGACAGTCAGCGGGCGGCGAGTATCGCTCGTCGAGCCCGACCCGGAATCGATCAGCATTGAAGACATCGCCCACCACCTATCAAAACTCTGCCGGTTCGCCGGCGCCTCGCGCACGTTCTACAGCGTGGCCGAGCATTCGCTGCGGGTGAGCGCCGAGTTTAATTCGTACACCTGCCCGGTCATGGCTCGCGCGCTCAAGGTTTGGGGATTGCTGCACGACGCGCACGAGGCCTACCTCGGCGACATCATTCGCCCGGTCAAGCAGCTCGCCGGCGTGCGTGAGGCGCTGGAAAAGTCGGCCAACGCACTCGACGAGGCGATCTGGCACGCACTGGCGCTGCCGCTGTTGTGGTCGGATCAAAGTTGGGCATTCGACGACCACGCCACCAATCGCCGCAAGGATCTCGTCAAGCTGGTGGGGCAACGCGACAGCGATTTGTTGTACGACGAAAAGTGCGGGCTGCTGTCGCCCGAGCCGTGGGTTGAGTTCCCCTGCAAAGTTCGGCAGCCGCTTAATCCGATCCACGTCAGCACGACCCTTTCGCCCGCCGCGGCCGAGGCGCAGTTTTTGACACGCTGGACCGAGTTGGTTTACGGCGGTTGAACCGCTGGTCTCTTTTGACATGGAGGTTTCTCACGATGTTGGTGATCTCAAGGACACGAGACGAGCAGACGGTGATTCGCGACGCGGCCGGCAAGCTGCTGGCCGTGGTGACCATCGTCGACCTGCGCGGCGACAAGGTGCGGCTGGGGTTCGTCGCCGACCCCGATCAAATCGTGATCGACCGGGGGGAAGTCGACGCCGCCAAAGAGCGCGACCGGGCCGCCGGTCTGCCCCCCCGCCAGAAACGAAAGCGAGCCGTCGCATGAGCGGAAAGTCAATCCGATTGACCAGTACCAAAAAACCCGATCCGAAAAACGGCGTGTGGGAAAAGATGGCGGGCTTGCCGGGTGAAGCGACCCGCACGCCGCGGCGTTGTCCCTGCTGCGGCCAGGCGTTCTATCGCACGCACTGTCCTAACAGCCGCTGCCGGCGGAACGGGCTGGCGCCGCAGACGCGGCCGATCGCCGCGCGGCTCGCCCAGTTGGAAGCGACCGAGGTAACGGCGATCAACGAGCACGCCAGCGAGAGCCCACTGAATCACACCATGCTCGAAGGGATGGCCAACCGGCTGGAGCGCAAGCGGGTCAAGAGTAGCGTGCCGCTGTCGAAGCGGGCGGCCGAGGGGGGCACGCAAAGCGAGTTTCGCCGCGACCCGATCAACCGAGTGAGCTGATGGCGGTACGCCGCCCCAGAAATAACCACCACGGCAGGACGACACGAAGGGAACTCAGCATGGTGAAGACACTGCAAGCAGTCGCGAAGCATTTCGGGGTGAGCAGGCGGACGTTGGCGGAATGGAAGGCGAACGGCGCACCGCTGGCCAGAGCACCGTTTGACGTCAAGGCCATCGAGCGTTGGCGGAAGCGGACGATTTTGAAGATGCCGACGTCGCAGATCAACAAACTCCTTCAGAAGCACAAGCGGGAGGTCGCGACGATTCTTGGAACGATCCCCGACGAAGTGCTTACCCAGTTCCCGCGGATCAAGCCGTCGGTGGCGAAGACGCTGCAGGCGGCGATCCGCCGCGAGATCGACAAAGTGATCACCAAACTTGGAAAGATTCGATGATCACGTACTTCATTCGGCATCGAAAGCCGCGTTACTCAGCAATCAAGATCGGTCGCGCTAGGAGCGTTGCGCATCGATTGCTAGGCGTTCGAGACTTTCCCAGCGGCATCCGCTTGCTCGGTTTTATTGACGGTGACGTGGAAAGCCAGTGGCATCGAAAGTACTCAAAAGATGCGTTGACGCCGAACCACTTGAGAAAGCCACTGAAGTCGAGCCGGCGGTCTCGCGTCGGCGGGCGTGAGTGGTTCCGTGCATCGGCAGAGTTGTTAACTGAGATCCTTGAGACGGCGACAACGACCAAGCAATCGCGTGCCCATTTGCAGCGGAACCTCGCGTTCTTGTTGAGGAGCCCGAAAACGTCGGTCAGCGCAATGTCGCGCATGTTGAGCAGGGAGGACGCCGAGCACGAGCACGAATGCACACATTATTTTGCCAGCGACGTTTTGCGGATGCACGAAAACGTCCAGCATTTTCTCCGGTGCATGGCGGTCGGGAACTGCTCTCGGCACGAATGCGTTGAACAAAAGCGGGAGTTGTACAGGTGTGGGTGGGAGGGTCCGTACGCAAGTTGCAGAGACTGCTCCATCCGCTGGGGGGTGGAGAAGCTGCTCGATCGATCCCACGAGTTTAGCGGCATCGGCGTGAACCTCGACGAGCGTGTGGTATGGCTGTATTTGAAGTCGTTGAATTCTCAATCGCGAACGAAGCTGGTTGATAGCGAATTCTTGGAGGTGGCTTTTTCGCTTCGCATTGGTGATTGGCGTCTTATGGGTCGCGACCTGCAAATGCAATCGTACGTGCTCGTGGACTGGGATCGCATCGCACATTCGTACTGGCGGTCGTTAGTCACGAAAGCTGTGGCTGGCGATCGTCGACAAATCAAACTTTCCGATGCTTCGGTTGCATGGCTGTCGTTACGGGATCACCAGCAATGGCCAGAGGGCGTCGCGTACCACCTAGGGCCGTACTATTTGGCGCGAAGATGGCCGTTCGTTGCTGACGTTGCTCGGAGCCAGATCGACGAATTCGTCGGAGAAATCAAGCGGCAAACGCGACCATACCAAAGCCGCGGGCCAAAACTTACGGCGAGAGAAATCAGCGAAGGGTTATGGAAAGCGCACGCGCGGGATAAGGCGGGCCTGACGCCACTTGGGGATTCGATTGTGCCGAACTCACGGGAGGTTGGATAGCAAAAAATGACGGCCGAGATCGTTGAACAGACCGACGCCGAATACTACGCCGACGTCACGCGGATCAACCGCTCGGGGCTCGAGCTCGTGCGCGTCGACCCGGCGCTCTACGAGGGGCGGATTCTCACCAAGACCATCCCCGCGCCGCAACACAGCTACTACGACGACGGCCACGCACTCGAAGAGGTGCTGCTATCGCCGATCCCGATTCATCTGCGATTCAAAAAAATTCCGCCGCAGGTGCTGGCGGTCAACGGCGCCAAGCTCGGCAACAAGTGGAAAGAGTTTGAGAAAGCGCACGCGGGCTTTGTGCTCGTCAAACCGGGCGAGTGGCGAATGCAAGTCTTCGAAGCGGTGCAGCAGCATGCCGACGCCAAGGCGCTACTCGACGCACCGGGGGACTATCAGCCGGTCATTCACTGGACCGATGAAGCGACGGGGGTCGACTGCAAGGCAAAGTTGGACAAGCTGCTGGCCGATCGGCGGTTCATCATCGACCTCAAAGGAATGGAGTCGGCTGACCCCGAGGATTTTGCCAAGAGCGCCGCCAACTTCGGCTACCACCGCCAGGCGGCCATGTATCAGGACGCGGTCGAGGCCTTGGGCTTCCCGCGCCCCAAGTTCGTCTTCATCGTCTGCGAGAAGGTGGCGCCGTGGCGGGTCGAGACGATCGAGCTCGACGAGGAGTTTGTCGAACTGGGCCGGCGACAAGTGCGCCGCGCCTTGGAGACGTACGCGAGCTGCCTGGCCCGCGGCGAGTGGCGGCGGGAGAAGTTCGGGCAGACGCACACGGTCGAGGCGCCCGGCTGGGCGCTCGCACAAGAGCAATGGGAGATCTAGCGATGCGGGTGCCAGGCATGAACGCCGACCTCAACGTGCTGGCACTGGTCAAGGGGAGCGAGCGCTACATCTTCCTCTACGAAGACTGCCGGCGCGACGAGGTGCACCGCATGCTGGGGCGCTTCGCGAGCAATCCCGAGCTGAGCTTCACCTGGTACGACGCGGCCGTGCTGAGCAAACAACTTCGCGAACAAGGTCCCTGACTGTGGAGAGTCATTTCATGGAAGGTTCAATCGTAGAAAACAGCGCCCTCGAGCTGATCACGCGGGCTGAGATCGATCAGGCGGTCGCCACCGCCAAACGCTATCCGCGCGATCCCGATCAGGCGGTCGCCCGCGCGACCAAACTCGCCTGCCGAAACCAGGACCTGGCCGGCACGATGGGCTATCGGCTCGAGCGCAAGGACAAAGGGGGGATCAAGATCATCGAAGGCCCCAGCGTGCGGCTCGCCGAGGTAATGGCCAGCACGTGGGGCAACCTGCGGTGCGGCGCCCGCGTGCTGGACATCGGCAAGAAGTTTGTCGTCGTGCAAGGGGTGGCGATCGACGTCGAGGCGAACAACCATTTTTCGGTAGAAGTCACCCGGCGGATCACCACCAAGGATGGCCACACGTTCGGCGACGACATGATCGGCGTGACCTGCAACGCCGCCTGCTCGATCGGGCTGCGGCAGGCAATCTTCAAGGCCGTGCCGATGGCCTACGTGCAGGAAGTCTACGGCCACGCCATGGAGGTGTTTCGCGGCAAGGCGGCCGACCTCGAGGAGCGCCGCGAAAAGATGCTCCGCTGGTACAGCCGCAACGGGGCCACGATCGACGACGTGCTGCGGTTCCTCGATAAGCGCGAGACCAAGCTGATCGATCTCGATGACGTGCTGCGAATGCTGTCGATCAGCGAAGCGATCAAGACGGGCGAGAGCACCATGGAGGCGGCGCTGGCCCGGCACGACGTCGAGGGCGAGCAGGGCAGCGGTAACGCCAGGCCTTCAAAGGTGTCGACGAGCTCGCTGAATGACACGCTCGGCGGTAATCCGCCCGAGGAACAACAGCCGCCGTTTGAGTTGGGAGCCGGCGACCCGCCGCCGCATCACGACGACTCGACCGAGGGAGCAGCCAAGCGTGGCAAGGGGAAGGGGAAGAAGCCGGCGCCCGTCAAGCAGGCGACGCCCTACCAAGCGTTGCGGGCGCGGATGAAAGAGGTTCTCGAGGCGGGGGACATCAACGCCACCGATGGGATCTCGCACGCGATCGACACCGGCCAGTGGACCGCCGACGAGAAAAAAGGGCTGCGGGAGTATTTCCACGAGATCTGCAAGGCCTTGGCGGAGGGGCAGCAGTGAGCACGAAACCGAGCCAGCCGAACATCGCCGCCAACTGCCCCGGGTGCGGATCAGTAAAGCACGCCAGGCATCGGGCAGATGGCCTTTGGTGGTGCGAGCGCTGCAAGGTGCTGTACGACAACGACCCCGACGAGGGGGGCACGCACAGCGATCGCGACCCATCGGCCAGGCTCGAACGGGCAGAGCGTAATCGAAAATACCAAAACAACCGCAGATGACGCAGAGGACCGCAGAGCCATGCAGAGGATTGAATACGAGTTTCGACCGCTCGACGGCGCTTGGCCTGGTGAGCGAACGCGCAGCCGCAAGCGGGCCACCTTCAGCGCCACGTTTAATAAGACGCTCGCCGATCTGCAGCGTGAGCTCGCCCAACTTAAGGCCAGCCAGGTGGTAATCCAGTTGGATTGCGAGGAGCGCGAGATTCGCCGCGATGGTTTGCCGCGTGCCGACGCGCGTGTGCGGGGGCCGGGGGTCGTGCTGGCTTTCAACTCGAAGCATGGGCCGCTTTCCTATCCGTGCGATACGTACGAACGCTGGCCCGACAACCTGCGGGCGATCTCCCTGGCATTGGCGGCGCTGCGGGCGGTCGACCGCTACGGTGTGACCAAGCGGGCCGAGCAGTACAAGGGTTGGGCCAAGCTGCCGGCGCCACCCGATCAGCAACTCAACGTGCTCGAAGCTCGCGGCGTGATCACCTCGATCGTGATGGCGGCGGTGCGGTGGGACGATCGCGGGCAGGTCGAGGCGGCGATCCGCGAGGCGGAGCGGATGACGCACCCCGATATGGCCGGGGGCGATGCGACGCTATTCAAGCGGGTGCAGAACGCTCGTGCCGTGATTCTGGGGAGCAATTGACATGGGTCAAGACACCAAAATTGAGTGGGCCACGCATACGTTCAACCCGTGGATCGGCTGCACGAAAGTCTCGCCGGCGTGCGCGCACTGCTACGCCGAGGCATTTTCGAAGCGGACCGGCAAAGCGAAGTGGGGGGACAACGGCACGCGCGTCGTGACCTCGGCGAAGTATTGGCAGCAGCCGGCGAAGTGGAACCGAGCCGCCGAGAAAGCTGGCACGCCCGTGTTCGTGTTCTGCGCCAGCATGGCCGACGTCTTCGAAGATTGGCAAGGCGCAATGCTGATTGGCGCCGGCGGCGATCAGGATGAGCTGCGTCGCTGCCCGACGTGCGGCTGGCTCGGCACGCTGCCATTGATCGTGCGTGAGCTGGCGAAGCGAACCAACGTCGAGGGCTGTCCCAACTGCGACAACGACGTCGACACGCTTACCGACGTGATGGTGGCGGTTCGGCATGAATTATTCACGAGAGTGATTCCTGCGACGCCGTGGCTGACGTGGCTTTTGCTCACCAAGCGGCCGCACAACGTACGCGACATGGTGACACGCAGTTGGCTCGAGCGCTGGCCGGCGAATGTCTGGGTCGGCACGACGGTCGAGAGCCAGGAGCAAGCCGATCGGCGGATCCCCGAATTGCTGGCGGTGCCGTGCCGCACGCGGTTTCTGTCGTGCGAGCCGCTGCTGGGGCCGCTCGACCTGCGGCGTGGCGTCTACGAGCACGCCTACCCAGAGCGGATCGAGATCGGCATTCGTGGGACAAGCCTCGACCGCATTCACTGGGTGATTGCCGGCGGGGAGAGCGGGCCGGGGGCCCGGCCCATGTTCATCGAGTGGGCACGCAGTCTCCGCGATCAATGCCAGGCGGCCGGCGTGCCGTTCTTTTTTAAGCAATGGGGTGACCACGACGGGGTCGGCGTGCGGATGCCCAAGAAGCAAGCCGGCCGGCTGCTCGACGGCATATTGCACAACGATCGCCCTGCTGCCGTCGCCCCGGGGGGAACTTTCACCGCAGGGAACGCAGAGGGCACAAAGTAGATGGCGACCGTCGCTAGTAAAAAATGCCGCAAGCCCAAGCGATCAAAACCGTCGCCGATTATCCTCGCGCGCGCCGAGTGGCCCGAGGCCGAAATCATCGACGATGTGCTGCCGACCAAGCGGGTGGGCGAACCGCGGCTGATCGTGCGTCGTCGCCAGCCGGTGATCCTCGGGACGCGCGAAGAGCAGTTGATCAGCCTGCCAGGCGAGCCGTGGATCAGTTTGTTTACCGGGGCCGGCGGCATGGACCTCGGGCTCGAGCAGGCCGGCGCTACGTGCCTGGTGCAGCACGAAATGGTCGAGGAAGCCTGCTCGACGCTGTTGATCAACCGCCCGCGCTGCTTTCGGCATGCCGCGCTGATTCAGGGAAACATCTGCCAGACGTCGACGTGGGAGCTGCTCGACGCCGCTGGCCTGCGGGTCGGTGAAGCGTTCGGTGTTTGCGGCGGCCCGCCGTGCCAAGGCTTTTCCACGGCCAACCCCAAGGCGGGGCGGGGCGAATACGATCCGCGCAACGACCTGGTGTTTGAGTACCTGCGCGTGGTGCGCGAGGCGCAGCCGAAATTCTTCATCATGGAGAACGTGCCGGGAATTCTCAGCTTAAACAAAGGGCAGTATGTCGGCTGGTTCCTGGCGGAGGCTTACAAGGCCGGCTACGAGATCGTGTATGGGCTGCTGGACGCGGTCGAGTATGGCGTGCCGCAGCATCGCTGCCGCTTCATCGCCATGGGAACACGCCGCGATCTGTGGCATTGCGAGGGTGTACTGGCCAGCCTGCCCAAGCCGTTCTGCTTTTCCGATCCGGATCTGGCGATCGTGCGTGACCTCGAAGGGCGCCCGCTGTTCGCCGACGAGCTGGCGATACTGACGCACGCTCCGGGGATTCGTTACTTCCCCGATCGCAAGCTGCTGATTCCACCGAAGCCGATTCGCCAGAACGGGCCCAGCGAAGAGCACGCGCGCAGCAAGAGCTTTCAGGAGTTCTACGCGAAGCTGCGGCGGGAAGAGCCCGACCGGATCGTCGAAGGCCCGCAGGGAGGCGATTGAATCATGGACAAGGTCAAACTCAGCATCGATGCGGCCAAGGCAAAATACATCGCGGATCAGCAGGCTTTGCTGGCCGGGTGGATCAGCCGCGGCTGGGAGATCACGCGGGTCGTGCCGCAAGTGTTCGATGGCTGTCGGGATGGGGTTTGCATGACGCTCCGCAAGCGGAATGACCACGTTCGCGTGGCGGCCCCCTGCTGGTCGGAAGCGATGGCGATGGCGTGCTACGAGATCCAACAGATCGAACACCAGCGGGAGCGGGAGCTGGCATAGCGGTATACCGCTCAAGAAACAACGTCGCAGAGGGCACAGAGGGCCGCAGAGATCACCGCAGGACGCATGATGCGATGCCAGACAACCAAGACGGATCGGCCGGCGAGATCAGCGTGGGCTCGGTCTACACGCTGCCGGAGTTCAAGCGGCGAACGGGGCTCGACGACAAGGCGGTACGCAAGGCGCAACGCAATGGCTTGCGCACCGTGCAGGTCGGGCGCTGCAAGTTTGTGCTAGGTAGCGACTTTTGCAGGTTCTTGGCCAGCCAGGTCGGCGACGAACTGGCGGACATGGGCCCCCTATCGGCCGGCGATCAGCCGGGTGAAGGGGGGGTCGGGGGGGTTGCGCGTTCGTTGGAGGTGTTTGCTTCGAAAGAGGTGGAACCAAAGACAAATACGAATGAGCGCCTTATTGGAAAGACAGAGGGAACCGACGCCGCAACGGAAGCACCGCCAAATATCAAGACACCCGGCCCATACCCGGCCCAAAGGGGTCCGGTACCCAGCCAACAGCGGACAGCGGCGAAGAAAAAACGGCCACGCAGCGGAAGCGACGTGGTGGTCATTCCTGCGGTGCTCGATACGCCGGCGTTTGTGCGGCAGTGGGAAGTGTGGATTGCCTACCGCAAGCGGCGGCGGCTGACCTGTATCGAAATGACCCTGCAGAGCCAGTTGGACGACGAGCTGGCCCCGCACGGCGCCGAGCAGGCGATCACCATGCTCAAACGATCGATCACCAAAGGCTGGCAAGGGATTTTTCCTATTGAACCCGGGGCCGATGCGAGATCGCCCCAGCAATCGACACGCAAAGGGATTGCCCCCGAGGCGATGGCGCAGTTTCGAGAGGAGCGATGAACGTGAACCCTAAAAATCTTCCCGAAGTGACGCGGATGTTTCTCGACGAGGCGAAGCGGACGCGCGATCTGGCGGTGTTGGACATGAAGTATGGGCACCAGCACTTGGATGCCATTTTGCAGCGAGCGATCTACGCAATCGAGATCCTACTTGGGGAAGTCGAGCGGATTGAGGCGTCTGCTTGGCGTCCGATGAAGACCGCTCCACGCGATGGCAGCGAGATTCTCTTGTTTGCGCGAGGCAAGTTTTACGTTGCCCACTACATGCCCGGTGGCCACTGCATTGAGGATCATCCGCCGATTGACGAGGGCTGGTATTTCAACGCCGGCAGCATGTTCGACAAGGCCATGACGCCGATGGCATGGCTGCCCCTACCTCAGCCCCCTAAAGGTGCCGCATGAAGCGATCCGAGTTCGAGCCGTTCGTCGAGCACTTGATGGGGGCCATGCCCAGCTACGCCAGCTGGCTAGAGAAAATGCCGTCGGCGTCGGCCGAATCGAGCATCCCCAGCCAGCGCGGCGTGCTGGACGCCTTCTATCGGGTGGTCGAACGGGTCTCGCTGGCCGATGCCTGCAAGGCGATCGACGCCATTCACGCCGGCGACGAGCCCGAGCCGCGGGTCTACGACCACCTGCCCCGCAGCGTGCGGCAGATCGCCTTCAAGCTGCGGCGGGCTAGAGGCGCGTACCAGCAAACGCGCTTCCAAAATAGCGAAAAACCGGCCTGCGGTTGGTGCGACGGGGGCGGGATCGTCTACGTGCTCACGCCGTTGTGCCAGTACGTGCTCCGCCAGGCGTGGGGCAAAAAGCTGCCGGCCAACTGGCAGGCGTGGTACCTCGAGAGCGACGAGGCGGCCAACTGGCGGCAGTCGCTCGAGTGTGCCGGCAAGTCAATCGAAGCGACGCGCCCCTGCTGCTGCGAGCTGGGGCGGCCGTGCGACGACAGCGAGCGGTTTGATCCGGCCAAGGATTGCCCGTACCACGCGGTCGAGCTCGACGAGGTGGTCGCCTGGTTCGCCGAGGGTCCGGTCGACGTCGAAGAGCTGGCCCGCCGGCGGCGTGAGGGTCGGCAGCGGGTGGCCGTGCCGGGGTTCTTGTGGCAGCCCGAAGCGGCTTAGCGATAACGGCTTGCGGACTGGGCAAGCGGAAACGTGCGCGAAATATACGCGGAATTATGCGTGAGGTGAGTGATGCCGCTCTTTGTTCTGACAGCGATTGAACTGAGCTGTGACGTGTGCGGGAACAAGGCATTGCGCACGGGGCGAACGGTCGAGCTCGCCGTGCACCTGGCGGAGATCGACGGCTGGGTCGTGAGTGGTGATTTCCCTGAACCGTGCACCGGCGTCTGGTGCCCCGAGCACGATCCACGAAAGCGTTAAACCGCAGAGGACGCAGATTATGAACGACAACGATCTAGCACGCTCGATTCCACCACTCGGTTCGCTGGCGATCCACGAATGTATGTGCTGGCGCTGCGGTGGAACCGGCAACTGCTACGTCAATCTTCCCGTAGTCGAGGGAGAGATTGGCCAGCCCGTGCGGCAGATTCAATGCCCGATCTGCCAAGGGAGCGGCCAGGTGTTCATCATCGCCAAGCCCAAGCCATTGGACGTGCAGGGGCTAGTTGATCAGCTCAACCGGTTGATGCCCAACGCGATCCAGTAACCGAACCGCCGGCGTATGGTCGCGAGTTGTTTCGCCCCGGCGACTTTCTCAACACAACAGTCTGAGGCACCAAAAATGAGCGACGGCGAAGGATCGTTTGTGACGAGTGGACCGGCGAAGCACTTTCAAGAGGTGCTGCGGGACATCGAGGGAAACTTGGCGTCGATCGACCCGCTGGTCGGGCCTGGTGAACCGCCGCCATTAAATCGCTGCCAGGCGGTCGATTGGACGGCGCTGCGCCGCTCGATCGACGCCTTTGTGGCGGCCTGGACGGCCCAGCCCGTGCGAGTCACGTTTGAATCGTCGCCGGCGCAGATGGGGAAGACGGCGGCGGCCGATCGGATCGAGCAGTTAGAGCAGAGCCTGGCTTCGGCCAACGCCACGCTTGAGGGTTTGCTGGCCGATCCCTCGACCAGGCAGGTGACCGAGCAGGCGATCCAGTTGCAAACGTACCGGGAAATGGTCGCGTTCTACACGAACCAGAATGGCGAGCTCGAGCGTCGGGTTGCCCAACTGAAAAGCGAGCTCGGCACCATGACGGAGCGGCACAAGAGCGAGCGGGCCCTTAGCGAGTCGCTGGCCGATACGATCGAGAAGCTGCGGGCCGAGCTGACCAAGGCGCAGGCCCTGGCTCTGACGGCCGAGCAGGATGCCGGGATCTGTGCGCTGCGCACCGCGGCCCAGCGACTGGTCAACACCGCGCAAGTGGCCAATCTCTCCCAGGTAATGCTTGCCGAAATCAAAAACCTCGATGCCACGCTGATGGCTTTTCCTGGGCTACCGGCGAGGCCAGAAGAATCACCGGATCGAGTTTAAGTACGTGGAGGAAGGGGCTTCAACAACGAAAGGGATTCGATGACTTCACAAACAGCAGAAAAACCGAGGCGAGTAGGAAAGCCCAAGGGGAAGGGTGCGGACAAGAGCGCTGCGAAGGGGCCGCCGCCGGCGCTCAACATCAAGGTCGATTTCGGCAGTGTCAGCCTGGGGGATCAGACCGCCCGGCTGGGGTTCAGCGTGGAACGCAACACGCTCAACATCGATGCGGCCGACGAGGCGCTGTGCGGCAAGAGGCTGATCGGCACGGTCGTCTGCCACCCGATCAGCGACGATCAGAATCAGACCTACTTGGTCGAGGGTTTCCAGCACAAGGTGCGCGGAGCGTTCGACGTGAAGGGGTTTCGCGTGTCCCCGAATTTGATCGCCGCGGGGCTGACGTTTCAGAAAGGCTCGATCAACGTCGAGGAGCTGAGCAACTTCGCCAAGCAGAGCGGGCGGTTGATCATCGACCGCATCGAGCAGCTCGAGGCGGGCGAGCTGGGGGAGGATGAGGGCGAGGGGGACAGCGAGGAGGAGGCCTAACGCCGAGTTATCGGTTTCCGATAATTCGGTAAATGGCAGCGTTGTGGTGGCGCCCGCTGCTGAGCCCCAGGAGGGGGCTCAGCGGCCGGCGCTGCCGGTTGGCGTCGAGCCTGTTGGCAGTGATGAGATCGGGCCCTTCTGGCTGCAATGCAACGTCTGCCATGGCTGGCTGCCTGCGTGCAATCGCTGCCCGTGGTGCCGCGGCATCGGCTTTAGTGTGGTGAGGTGAAGGATGGACGAGCAGCGACGCAATTGTGGCAATTGTCGATTCAGCCATTTCCCTCAAGGCTTCGGCTACGATGGCGAGTGCAGGCGCCACGCACCGGTGCGATTAGGTGAGCTCGTCACGTTGCAAGGCGCTTTCCGGCACCGATACGCCGAGCCTGTTTGGCCAATCATCGGTGCGCATCACTTCTGTGGTGAGCATGAGCCAATTGGCACATCTGTGGCGGGGTAGGGTGCGCGCGAGGTTTCGCGTTTTCGGTCGAATTGGTTGCGCGCTGTAACATCGACGCAACCAATAGCGCAGGCCCCCCGTCAAGGTACTACCGGCCCCCCGTCATGCGCGCCACGGCGGCACACCGCGCGCGGTGTGCGAATAGCGGAAAAAAACTAGGTTCACCACCACCATATATAGAGCGGTTTGTTTTTCCGCCCGCGGTCGACGTCGCGGGAGCTCCCGCCAGGGGCGCCAGCCGCGGCGGGAGCGATCGCGGGCGCCCGGGCGGGATAGTTGCCGCGGGTCGAGGGGCGCGGCCGCTAGCGTGCACCTCGACCCGGTTTGCGGTCGCGGTGCGCGCAGCCTGGCACCTCGACCGCGGGAGCGATCGCGAATCGCGCAGCCAGGCTGCGCTTGCCGAAAAACCGGGCGGTTTGCCCGAAAATCGGGCGGGAGGGTCGCGGGAGGGGTCGCGGATTGGTTAGAGCGCGTAACATCGACGTAACCAATCGGGAAAAAATTTTTTCGCGCGCAGATACGTTTTTCGAGAGCCTCTTGACGACCCCCTTGCAAAACCGGCCGAGCCAACTTGACGGAAGCGTAAAAACGTGGTTTATACTGATTAGTAATAAAGGAGAGCGAGTCATGTCACCGAAAACCAAGCCCAACGAGGTCGGCCGCCCGCTGGCGGTCGAGCGCAGCCCCCTCGGAGAGCGGATCCGAGCGGCCCGCCTGGCTGCCGAGCTGTCGACCGGCGAAGCGGCCGAGCGTGCCGAGCTGCACCAGACCGCTTGGAGCCAATACGAAAGCGGACGCCGCGAGCCGGGAGCGACGGCGCTGGCCACGATCTGCCGGGCGCTGAACGTGTCGGCCGACGAGATTCTTGGTATTGCACCTCGAAAAAAACGGCCCGCGCACAAAGCGCCGCGACGCAAAAAGTGAGTAGACCAACACAGTAGGATTGACACCGCGCGCAAGGCGAGCGTACTCTGACTGGCAGCACGCATGGAGTCGCGTGGAGATCTTGGCATGAGTGCCGACTCAGACGAGCAATCCCGCAGCATGGTGCGCGACAGTGTCGCTCAGGTGCTCGGGCAATCGATTCAGCGCGGTTTCTTCGGTACGGTCGCCATCGAGGCCGACGTTAAAGACGGAGTCGTAATGCAGGTGCGGGAGCGCGTCGAGCGCTCCCACAATCGACGCAAGTAGGTAGGCCCAGCCCAAGAACCTGCCCCCGCAGGCGATCCTAAGCAGCCCGCCGCAGACCAACCCCCTGGTTTGCGCGCGGGCTTTTTTTGTGCGCAGTTGGAGTCGGCAACTTGCCGCTGACGACCCATGACTCGACCGGCCCTCACCACAGATGATTTTCGGGCCGGCGACGTGCTGCTGTTCAGCGGCCGCGACCCCGCCAGCCTCGGCATCAAGTTGGCCAGCGTGCCGCCGTGGTTTTGGCCCGTCTGGCGGCCGTGGGAGCGTCACCCGCATTGGCGCTGGATCTCGCACGTCGCCCTGATCTGCGATTGGCACAGCGAGCCGCTGCTGATCGAGTCCACCACGATGAACGAACTGCCGTGCGTGGTTCGCAGCGTGCAGACGCACGGCGTGCAGGCCCATCGCCCGGCTTATCGCGTCACGCAGTATGACGGCTGGGTCTGGCGGATGCGGCCAGCCCGCGGCTGGGAGCTGACCAACGAGCGTCGCAGCGAATTGACCGGGTTCGTGCATTGGCAATTCGGCGAGCGCTACGACTTCGGCGGCGCCATGCGGAGCGTGACGCGCTGGCCGACCCTCTACCGAGAACAACGTCGCTTTTGCAGCGACCTTTGCCATGCGTCGCTGGCCCGCGCGGGCCTGGTGTCGTTGGACAACTCGAAGCGCTACAGCCCGTCGCGCTTCGCCGGCCTGCTGTATGCCAACGGCAACTTTTCCCGCCCCACCCTGATCAAGGTGCCCGCATGAGTGACGGCAAACGGCAGTACCTGGTCGTCGTCCGCGGCGTGCGGATCCTGGTCGAGGCCAGCAGCCGCGACGAGGCCCCGCGCGAGGCGATCGAGCAGTTGATCGAGCTGGGGATCGTCAAGCAGCGGCCGACCCAGCATCCCGACGGCTCATATGTCGGCGTCTGCGTCGAGGAAGGATTTTGATATGTCACGCTGGCTCAAAATCGACGTCTGGTCGCTGCTGCTGCTGGCGCTGTTGGTGGTGATCTGCTATTTCGTGCTGACATCGGCCGGCGTGGTCCACGCCCAGTTTGTCAGCGGCCGGCAGGAGGTATTTCTTCGCAGCAAGATCCCGCTGGCCGAGTTTCGCGAAGATCCGCGGCTGCTGATCTATACGCGGCAGTCGATGCCCCGCGTCTACCAGCACGACGGCTGCGCGCACGATCCGAATTACAACATTTCAGGGGAGTGGCCCGAGCAGCTGGTACCCGATGGCCGCGGCGGCAACTGGGCCGTGCTCTTCCCGTTCTCGACGCCGGCCGGCGTGCGGCGATCCACGGGCGTGACTCACTTCACGTTTCTGCGGCTGCCGCCAGGACGCGCGGTCGCCTACTACTTCGAAGGGGGCCGCTGGCAGTGGCTGTTTCCGATCGGCAGCGTGGTTGGTGAGGTGCTCTGCCTGCGATCGCCGGAAGGTCGCGATATGCCGTTCGAGGTGCGAATCAAAACACGCGAAACGAACGATTGGGTCTCGAGCGTGTTTCGGCCGTTCCCGACGGTGGACCACCTGGCGACTGCGATCCAACTGATTCGCCCCGAGTGGTGGCTGGATCCGCAGTTATCTCAGGCAATGGACGAGCTGACCGGCCCGCGCGAGCTGCGAGTGCTGAAACTCGTCGACACCCACCACGTTTACCCGGCGCTACGGTCGCGGGCCAGCGTCGATACCTTGCCGGCCCTGCCGGCCGACCTGGTCACTGACTTGTTGACTGGCTTCGAGTTCGACGACGCGACCGGCACGACCTGGCGCGGGCAAACCTGCTTTGCCCCAACGAGCGATCAGGAGTTCTCGATCGTGCCGCGGCATTACGACGGCACGTTTCTCGGAACCAATGACAAAAGCTGCCGCGAGTGTCACCGCACGGCCGGTCACGACGGCGACGAGATCGACCCGCGCAGCCCCAAGCAAAAGTACGGCCACATTCCCGGCGGCGATGAAATCTTTTCCTTTCACCCGTTCCACCCGGCTTGTATCTCGCACAACGGCGTGAACCTGCGGCCAATGTTCCGCGACCAGGTCGGCGTGATCGAGTCATTTCACCCCGCGCGGCACGATCGAGAGCATTACCGGAGGCTTTTGCCATGACCGCATCGCTGCTGGTGCGTGCCGCCCTGGCGGCGCTGTTCGTTTGCTCGACGCTCGCGGCACGCGCGCAAAACTTCACCGTGACCGGCGCGAGCGCTGCGTTTAACGAGACGGTTCGCCAGGCGGCCGAGCAGCAGCGGCGCGAGCTGGCGGTCTACTGGCTGGGCAAAGAGCTGCCCCGCTGGGCCCGCCCCTGCCCGATCCGGTTGCAAGTGGGCCCGCAGCTTGGCGCCGGCGGCGCGACGTCGTTCGTGTTCGACCACGGCGAAGTTTTTAACTGGCAAATGTCGATCCAGGGATCGCCCGAGCGACTGGTCGACTCGGTGCTGCCGCACGAGATCACGCACACGATCTTTGCCAGCCACTTCCGCCAGCCGTTGCCGCGCTGGGCCGACGAGGGAGCCTGCACGACCGTCGAGCACGCAAGCGAACGGGGCAAGATGACCCGCATGCTGGCGGAGTTCTTGCGGACCGGCCGCGGCATCGCGTTTCCCCAAATGTTCGCGATGAAGGAGTATCCGGCCGACGTCATGCCCCTGTACAGCCAAGGCTACTCGCTGTCGCGGTTTCTGTTGGAGCACGACGGACCGCGGCAGTTTGTTGGTTTCATCGGAACCGGTTTGCAATCGAGCGACTGGACCGGCGCGGTTCGGCAGGCCTACGGCTACGAAAGTCTCAGCCATCTGCAGCAGAGTTGGCTCGCTTGGGTGCGCGTCGGCAGTCCGCCGTCGGGGATCAAGCACGAAGTGATGAAGCAACCTTGCGCCGGGGGCGCGTGTCAGAATCAGGCGGAAGCGATGCGGATGGTGCCGATGCGGCCGCCGGGTCGCATTTTCGTGCACGAGGGGGCCGATGGCCATGTCGGGTGGCAGTACAACGGCTCGCAGCCGGCTGGCGATGCCAGTTCGATGGCGTCGGTGCCGCTAGTACCGATCGAAAAACTGCCGGCGGTGGCCAAGCAGCCGTGCGCGAGCTGCCCGCCCGGCTCGATGGGATCGGTTGGACCGGTCGGCCCCGAGGCGGAAGCGCCAGCCGACCAGCCGCCACCGCAGACCGAGCAGGTGCCGGCACAACCGCCGCGACCACGGCCACCAGTCAAGAACGGGCCGACTAGCCAGCCGCTCGAGCCCCCCGTCGCCAACGGTCCCACTTCGCCGCCGCTAGGGGAGCAAACCGCGCAAGGCGGGATCAACTGGTCGGCGATTCGCTTACCGAAAATCGGCGACGCCGGCTATTACGCGTTCATGGGAGCCGGCGCCGCCCTCGGCATCCCCTGGCTGTTTCGTGTCGTCGGTGGCAACGCCGTGCGCTACTTCGGCAACGCCATGCAGCGGCGCGGCGAAGAGCGGCTCTTGAGCAAGATCCGGCAGCTCGAAACGCAACTCGGCCGACGCCTGGCCGAACGCCAGCGCACGCCGACCGACGAATGGACGGCCGCCGAGGTCGGCACCGTCGAGGTGCATCAACGCAATCGGCAGGTGCCGATTCTGACCGAACGCGAGGGGCGAGCATGGGCCGAGGCCGCTGCTCGCATGGCCGAGCGTCACCCCGGCACCGCGGCAACGCTCAAACTCGTTGAACAGGTGAAGGATCAATTGCTTTCAGGCGACCGCGCGGCCGCCGACAAGATGTTCGCATCGTAAAGGAGCCTATTCATGGCAACCGGTGATACGCAAATGACGCCCGGCGGTCCCCCGACTCCGCTGCTGCCGACCGAATCGCAGAAGGTGCAATTCGGCAGCGACGAGCCACTGTGGTACGCCAACGGCCGCTGGGGCGACTGCGGCTACGCGATCCCCAACCCCGGCGGCAAGACGTGGACGAATAACACCGACATGTACAACCTCATGAACATGATCGGGTTGAACGTCTTCAACTTCGCGCACGACGAAGCGGTGAAGTTCTACGATCCACCCCACAAGCAATTCTGGTACGACGTGCACCAGATGCTGACGATCGGCATCAAGCGGCTCGCCGACCTGGCGGTGGCCCCCAACACCGACAACGTGCTCAAGCCGCTGCACGCCAACCCGACGCCGCGCGTGTTCCTGGTCTACCCGGTGCCGTTTTTCGGCGCGCGGATTCGCCAGCAGGACATCCGCCGCATGGTCGAGCGGATGCTGATGCTGATGGCCGAGACCATGCAGCACTCGGACAACGCCCGCGAGGGTTACTTTACGGTTGGTTTCGCCGGCCTGGCGACGGCTTACCTGCAGGACTCGCTCGCCTGGATCGCGACCAAGTATTTCGGCTACACGCGCGCCCAAGCGTACGAGCCGGGCTTCCGGATCGAGGACGACCGTTTCAGGTCGTACGACCCGGCGAAGGTGCTGACGTCGGCCGAACTGACCACCGAACGGCAGCCGCCGTTGGACTGGCCGACCGAGAACGACCTGGCTCCGATCCGCGGAGTGCCGGTCAACGAGGCGCTGGTGCTGTGCAAGCGCTGGCCGACGAGCAACTGGCTCGCCAGTGCCCACGGCGATGTGCTGGTCACCACGAGCCAGCAAGATCCCGGCGGTTCGGGAGCGGGCGAGACCGGCACCGTGCAGATGCCCGGCCGGGCGCCGTGATCGGCTGACAAACCACCTTAGGACGGCCGGGTCGGTGAGCAATCGCCGGCCCGGCCATAGCCGTTTTTCCAACCCGTTCACCACCGAAAGGAATCTGAACCATGGCAACCAACGACGACGCCAAGCCGGCCGACAACGAAGAAGTCGCCGAAGCCTTGGCCAAAGCCCTCGAGGCTGACGAGAACGCGATTGCAGTGGGTCTGCGCAGCGAGCAGGCGATCGACACCGCCAACGCGGAGATCAAAGACGCCCGCGAGCGCCTGGCAGACGCGGAGGCAGGGGCGAAAAGCGCCTGGAGCGCCCTGCTCGGTAAGTTGCGCGATCGCGCCGCGCGGAGCCCGGTGCAGGCGGGTGAGCTCGGCACGAAAGTGCTGGTCGTGCTGCTGCTGGTTTGCTCGCTGGTGTTGTTCACCGGCTGCAGCAATAGCGGCCCCCAGCTCGTGCGAGAAGTGGAAGGGCTGCAGGACCACGTCGACGCGAACGCCTACGACATCCGCGACGCGCTTCGCAATCAAACCGACGCGGTGAAAGCCAACACGGCTGCCGTTGGCGAACTGCTGAAAGAGATTCGAGTCGCCGAACGGGTCGCCACGCTCGAGAACCAACAGGCAACGCTCCAAGATCTCGCCATGCAGTATCGCGAGAGCGTCGACGGCCGGCTCGCGAAGCTGGAAACGCAGGATGAGAAGTGCCCCTGCAGCGATTTTCCTAGCGCGATCGGGCCACCCGTCAGCGTCGAGTATTGGGAGGAGACGCCGCCCCCGCCTTGCTTCTGTGACCGCCTTTCGCCGCCGACCGACTTGCCGAGCTGCCCGCCACCGCGTAACCCGGCGAGCGAATCGGATTCACCGGCCCCGGCCGAGTTGACACCGCCGGCGAAGAAGCCGGCTCGGGCTTGCCCGAAACGAAAGCCGCGCGTCTGACCGCGTCGCGCGGCCAAGGTCCCCGGGGGGCTCATAACCCTTTCTGAGGGAGCGTCGCCGCGGCTCGGAGCAGACGGCGAGCCGGATGCGTAACCGGCCCTTTTGAGGAGCGAATCGATGCAAAAAGTTCTGCTGGCCGCCGCGGTGCTACTGACAACGGTTGTCACCGCGCGCGGCGAAACTAACTCCCCACCGCTCTGGCCGCCGACCGGCTACGTCTGCGGCCAGCCGGTGCGGAACTTCTGGCGGTTCTGCGGCGACTGTCAGCTTCGCCAGGCCGCCCGGGTCGAGCGGTGGCGACAGCAGCAACAGCAAAGGGGCACCTAGATGCGAATCGACGACGCCATCGTCGCGGCCAGCAGCGTTGGGGTCGTAGTGGCGAACCTGCTGGCGCAAGTCGCTCCGCACGCCGGTGGCGCAATCGATGCGATTCCCGCCGTCAACTTCAACAGCCTCACGGCGACCGGCATCCTGGCATGGTACGCCTGGTACGTGACCACCCGCAGCCAGCCAAAGCTGCTACAGGATCTGCAAGCCAGTCTCGAACGGATGCAACAGGTGCAAGTCGCCGAGACCAACGCGCATCGCGAGGAGCGCGCGAAGGAGCGCGCCGAATGGCTGGCCGCACTTCGCGAGATGCGCTGCCAATACGAGGCCTGCGAGGAAGATAAGAAATGATCTGGCAGGCTGCTTTTTTGGCCGTCGCGCTGTTCGCCCCGGGCCCCAACTTCGAGAACCCGGACCGGCCCGAACTGCGCTATGGACTTCCCCCCGGTCTGGCCATCGAACGCCCCGGCTACGTGGCGATCGTCAATGGCAAGACCAAGTGCCCCGATCTGGTGGTCGAGCATCTCACGGCCGACGAGCTGGCGGCCGACCTCGATCGCACGGGGCTCTCTTTCAAAGCGGATGACGAGGTGCCGGCCGAGTTTCGGGCGACCGATGCCGATTACAAAGGCTCACCCTACAGCCGTGGGCATATGTTCCCGGCGGCCGACGCCGGCACCGAGGAGGAAATGCGGGCCAGTTTTAGTATCTCCAATGCGTGTCCCCAGCTACAGAGTTTCAATGCCGGCGCCTGGCTCAAGCTCGAGCGGGCCTGCCGCAACCTGGTGCGCGGCGGCCGCTATCAAGAAGCGTGGATCTTTAGCGGCCCGCTCTGGCTGGCCGGCGCCAACACGACGCTGCCGGCCGACGAGCTGCGCGTGCGGACGATCGGCGCGAGCAAGGTTTGGGTGCCGACGCACTTCTATAAGGTCGTCGTCGCGCGCCGGGGCAACGAGCTCGGCGTGTTCGCGATCGTGATGCCCCACACGGCCGGCAGCGACATCGAGCTCGACAACTTTGCCGCCAGTGTCGACGCCGTCGAGCGCGCCAGCGGGCTCGATCTTCTGCATGCGCTCCCCGACGACTTGGAGAACGAGCTCGAGGGCGCCACCCGGAAATTCCCGCAGTGATGAATGCCAGCGAAGAAGTCACGCAAAACCACTGGCAAACCCCAGGCTGCACGACCGTCGGCTAAGGCGGGGACCGTCGCCACGCTGACGGCCGTAGCCAAACATTTTGGCGTCAACCGCCGCACCGTGGCGGATTGGAAGAATGAAGGGGCCCCACTGACGGCCGCCCCGTTCAATCTTGAAGCGATCGACGTCTGGCACCGGGCGCATACGGCCAAGAGCCAACCAACCGCCACGCCGAAGCGAGCCGAGTATCAGGAGCGAATCCTGGCGGCCGACGCGGAGCGGGCCGAGCACGAGCTGGCGATCCTGCGGCGCCAGGCCATGCCGACCGAGCTGGTGACGCAACTTTACGAGCGGTCGATCGCGGAAACGAAAACGCGGCTCGAGCAGTTGGCCGACAACGTGCTCGCCCACTTCCCGCGGATCAAACCGGCGGTCGCGCGGCGACTGGTGGCGGCGATCAGCGAAGAGGTGGAAAAACTCGCCGACAAGATGGCGGGGGTGCACGAGGAACTGGCCCACGAACTGGAGGCGTAGGCAATCGTCGCTTTTGCCCCTTACGAGCGGATCAACGCGGCCGCCTGGCATCGCGCCAACGCGCGCGCCTGGAAACCGCGCGAACGGCTCTCGACCGCCCAGTGGGTCGGCCGCAACCTGCTGCTGTCGCCCGAGCACTCGCCGCAAGAGCGACGCTTCAATCTCGACGCCTTCCCGTGGGCCGCCGGCATCCTGGACGCCGCCGACGATCCCGAGACGCGCGAGATCACGATCATGGGTGGCACCCAGATCGGTAAGACGACCTTGCTCGAGGCGCTGCTGATCGCGCTGGCCGAACGCTACCCCGCGCCGATGATGCTGGCGGCGCCCGATCGCAAGATGATCAAGACGTTACAGAACCGCGTCTACGGTCACTGCGACGAAATGCCGCTCTTCAAGCGGCGGTTGCCCAGCGAAAGCAAACGGAACCTCGACGAGCTCAAAATCGGCGGCTCGCTGGTCTATCTCGGCTGGTCGGGCTCGGTGCAGAGTCTCAGCGGTCGCGCCTGCCGCGTCGTGCTCTGTACCGAGATCGACCGCTGGAAGCGGAGCCTACGCGAGGGCTCGGCCGCCGCGAAAGTCGCCGAACGCGTCAAAGCCTTCAATCGCAGTTTGATCGTGCGCGAGGGGACGCCGACCGACCTGGCCAGTGAGATTTCTGCGTTCTACGAGCACAGCGATCAAAGGAAATTCCTGGTGCCGTGTCCGCTCTGCGGCCATCACCAGGAGCTGCGATTCTTTCCCCACAAGGCAGACAAATACGCCGGCTGCGGCGGGATCGTGGGGATCGAAGACGCCGAGGGGAACCCGCTCGACCCCGATACCGCGCACCAGCGGGCCTACTACAAGTGCGAGCGGGGCTGCCGGATTCGCAGCCGGCTCAAGGCGGCCATGGTGCGGCGTGGCCAGTGGGTGCGGGCTGGCCAGCGGCTCGATCGCAAAGGGGTGCTGCACGGCAAGCCAAAACGCTCCGGGCGCGTGGCGGGCTTTCATATTTCGAGCCTGTACAGTCTGAGTCTGAGTTGGGGTGATATTGCAGCAAAATACCTGACGATGGTGGCGGACGGGCAACTCCAAGAATTTTTCAACGACTGGTTGGGCTTGCGGTTTGGCCGCGGGGCCAAGGTGCCGCGCTGGCAGGATCTCGGCCGGCGGATCACGGCGCAGCACGAGCGCGGCACGGTGCCGGCCGGGGCGTTGTTTCTCACCGCCGGGGTCGACGTGCAAGAGGCGAGCGTCTTTTGGGTGGTGCGTGCCTGGGGCGAGGGGGGGACGAGCTGGCTGGTCGACTGGGGGCGGGCGGTCTGCGAGGTCGGCAGCGATGGCGAGCCGGTGCTGGGGAGCGATCTGGGAAAACTCGACGGCTTGATTCTCGACCGCGCTTTTCCGATCGCCGGCGGCGTCAACGCGGTGGGTCAGCAGTCGCTGGCGGTGCGGTTGCTGTGCATCGATAGCCAGTATCGCACCCGCCAGGTGCACGACTGGGCGCGGCAGCACGTGACCGACCGGATTCGGCTGGTGGCCGGTTCGTCGAACGCGCAGGCCCCCAACTTCAATCTGTCGATCGTCGAGAAGGGGGCCCGCGACGGCAAACCGTATCCCGGCGGCCTGGCCCGCTGGGAGCTCAACACGGCCACCTACAAAGGAGACCTGCAAGCCCGCTGGACGTACGCGCAGGATCAGGCCGGTTTTTGGTGGGCCCATCGCGAAGCGGTGGAAAGCGCCGAGCCCTATCTGCGGCAGGTGGTCAACGAGGCGCCGCACTACGAGCGCGACAAGCGGGGCCGCAAAGTCAAAATCTTTCGCGTGATCGACAACCGCACGGGGAATCACTACCTCGACTGCGAGGGGTACGCGCTGGCCGCCGGTGACATGGTGGTCAATCAGGATTGGTCGGCGGTGCTGGCGCTGGCGCAGGCCGGCGTTGCGCAGCCGGTGGCGCCCCAGCAACCCGCGCGCGACGATCGCGAGGTCGCGCCATCGCGGCGATTGAATTTGCAACGCCGCTCGCCAGGAGGTGCCCGGTGATGGCCAACCCCGGCGATCCCTGCACGTTCGGCAGTTGCGATGGTCATTTGATCGTGTACGACTCGCACGTCGTCGGCGAGACGCGAGTCCGCTACCTCTGGTGTAGCGAGAAGAAAGCGGCGCACATTCCCGACGACAACAAGCAGCTCGTGCCGCTGAAATACGCGCCGGTTCGTCGCAACTTGCAGCGATTGCAGCAGCGCCGCCGCGACCGCCGTTGAAAATCGAAAGTTCGATTTAATTACCACGCCTGGTAATGGCAGCGCGCCGGATTTTCCTAGTGCACGGGTAGGCTGGCCCGCATGAGTTTTGGCTTGCCACCAACTGCCGGCGGGACCGACGAGGAACTGCTGGCCTGGTGCAAGGATGCGATTTTCAAAATCACCGCAGGCGGACAAGCGTACGGCTCTGACGGTCGCTCACTGACGCGGGCGAATCTCAAGGAGCTCCGCGACCTGCGCGAAGATCTGGAAGCGCGGATCGACGCGGCGAGCGGAATGGGCATCCCGTTCAACGTCGCCGAAAGAAACATGGGCAAATCGTGACCCTGCAGGTGGTGCGCAGTTGAACGAGGTTCAAGAGCAAAAACCCGACGCCAACACGTTGCCGACGAGCAAGCTCGGCGCGTGGCTCGACGAGTTCGCCTACCAGGTCAACCCGGCCTGGGGCGCGCGGCGGGTGCTGGCGCGCCAGGCATACCAGCACGCCAACCGCATCCAGCAGCGCTACTTTTCGCGGGCCTACGACGGCGCCGGCGTCGATCACAAGCGGGGGAAGAACTGGATTGCCAGCCGGTTGTCACCCGACTCGGCGCTCGAGCAGGATCTCGACACGCTGCGGCGCCGCTCGCGCGACCTGACGCGCAACAACTGCTATGCGGCCGGCGCGATCGACAGTTTCGTCGACAACGTGGTCGGCGCGGGGCTGACCCCGCAACCGCGGCTGGACTTCGAGCGGCTGGGGATCAGCGAGGAAGCTGCCGAGACAATCAGCGACGAGCTCGAGGAAGTCTTCGACCAGTGGCAGCACGGTTGCGACCCGACCGGCACGCTGGCCTTTTTCGAGCAGGTACGCCTGGCGGCCCGCAACTGGGCCGAGCTGGGCGAAGCGTTTTTAGTCTTTTCGGACCAGTCAAGCGCCGAGCGGCCGATTCCGCTGGTGCTCGAGGTGATCGAACCCGATCGGGTCGAGACTCCCCCGCATCTGTCGGGGAGCAAGAGCGTGCGGCTGGGGATCGAGCGCGACGACCGCGGCAAGATCGTCGCCTACTGGATTCGCACCACGCACCCGGGCGACACGGTCGACGTCGATTTCCGCTACGAGCGGGTGCCGGCCAACCGCGTGCGGCATCTGTTCACGGTGCACTACGCCGGCCAGTCGCGCGGCGTGCCGTGGCTCACGCCGAGCATGAACAAGCTCAAGGACGTGGCCGACTACGACGAGGCGGCGGTGATCGCCGCGCAGACCGAGGCCTGCTTTGCCGGCATCGTCACGACGAACAACTCGCAGACGATGGCGATCAACACCTCGACCGGCCAGACGGCCGCCGGCATCCGCACGCAAGAAATTCAGCCGGGGATGATCAACTACCTCGACCTCAGCCAGGGTCAAGACATCAAGTTTGCCACCCCCAACAAGCCGGGTGGCCAGTACGGGCCGTTCCTCGAAGTCTCGCTGCGGGCGGTCGCCTCGGGCATCAACTGGTGCTATGAGCTGCTGGCCAAGACGTGGGGGCGGGCGAATTACAGCAGCGTGCGGGCGGCGATGCTCGAGGTCCGCAACACCGTCAAGGCCCGCCAGCGGATTTTGATCTCGCGCGTGCTGTGCGCGGTCTGGCAGAAGATCGTCGAGGAAGCGGTGATCGTTGGGGCCTGCTCGATCGACCCGACGGCTTTTAAAGACGACCCGTGGCCCTGGTTCGCTCATAAGTGGGTCGCGCCGGGCTGGGGCTGGATCGATCCGGTCAAGGAAATCGCCGCGGCCCGCAATGCGATCGAAGCCAATCTCTCGACCTACGAGATCGAGATCGGTGCGCAGGGCGGGGACTGGTACGACGTCTTTTGTCAGCGGGAGCGCGAGAAGCGCGTCGCCGAGGACAAAGAGATCGTGCCCGGCCCGGCACCCGGCGCTGGCGGCACGGCGGACGGCAACCCGAGCGACCCCGACGCGCAGGCAGTCGATGCGGATGGCGAACCTGTGGAAGATCCGGCCGACGCCGAGGCGGTGCCCGCATGACGACTGCCACGGTCGACAAACCGAAACGGACGTGGTTTCGCAGCGACCCCGCCAAGGGGATCGCGGAAGGCGAGACGCGCGTCGATCGCGAAAAGGGAATCATCTACGGCTATAGCGTCGCCACCGTCGGCGAGGCCAAGGGGCACGGGATGATGCTCGACGCCAAGACGCTCGAGCAGATCGTCGAGCTGGGGAACAAAGCCAAGCTCGGGGTTAAGTCGCGATTCACGCACCCGGGATTGAGCAGCGACGGGATGGGGAAATTCCTCGGCCGCTCGAAGAATTTTCGGCTCGACGGCGACCGCGCCCGGGCCGACCTGCATTTGTCGAAGGTCGCCGACTCGTCCCCCGACGGTTCGCTCGGCAGCTACGTGCTCGACCTGGCCGAAGAGGATCCCGACGCGTTCGGCAGTTCGATCGTGTTCGACGGTAAGCGCGAATACGTGCTCAACGAGGATGGCACGCGCAAAACCGACAAGGAAGGCAACCCGCTCAAGCCGCTGGTGCGCGTGAGCAAACTGCACGCCAGCGACATCGTCGACGAGCCGGCCGCCAACGACGGTTTGTTCTCGGCCGAGTCGATCGACTTCGACAACCTGCCGGATGCGGAAGCCCGCCAGGCGACCGCCATCCTCGACAAGCTATTCGGTGACGCCACGCCCGCCGAAACCCAATTGCGCGTGGAGAATTTTCTCAAGCGTTACTACGCCAACAAAGGAGTCGACATGTCGACGGCCACTGAGACGAAAACGGGCGAACCGGCCCCCGCCAACAAGCCGGCCGATCCGACTCCTGCCCCGGTGACCTTCACCGCCGAGCAGCTCGCGGAGAAGGAAAAGGCGGCGGCGGAAGCGGCCCGCAACGAAGCGCTGGCGGCCGAACGCAAGCGCGTCGACGACATTCACTCGCTTTGCGAGCTGGCCCGCTGCCCGCAATTGGCCAAGGAGTTCGTGGCCAAGGGGCTCTCGCGTGACGAGGTGCAGACCAAGCTCCGGGAGAAGATCGGCAGCGAGAACCCGCCGGTCGGCGACGGCGGTGGCAGTGCCGGCGATCCGAAGCCGGCCGACGAGGACGCCAAATACAAGGCCGAGTACGCGGCCGACGCCAAGCGACTCAAGGCCATCGGGATCAGCGAAGCCGATTACGTGTTCTCGCGCCGTGTCGACGACGGGCTCGAGGAGCTGCGGCCCAACTCGTATCCGAAGCTGGCCAGCTAGGGCCATTCGTCAACACGATTGGGGCAGTCACCAAACCAACCACCAACTGATTTGAGAGCAAAACCATGACGGCCACTGCCGCGAACCTGCTGATGCGAGCACGCAACCCGGGCGACCTGATGCCGTTGCCGGCGATCACCAACAAGGTGTTCTACGAGAACACGATGGTGTTCGTCGACGCGTCGACCGGCTACGCCACCGACGACGACAACGGCGGCGCCAACATCTTCTTTGGCGTCAACAAAAACTATCTCGACATGACCGGGCTCACCAGCGGCTCGCTGTCGGTCGAGTGCTACCAGAGTGGCGAGTTCGAAATGCTGATCGGTTCGAACCTGCAATCGGCCGTCGGCGACCCGGTCTATGGCATCGACAACCAGACGACGCAGTTCAGCTCGTCGAGCGCGAGCTACGTCGGTCGCCATTCCGAATACGTGTCGGCGACCAAGGGCTTCGTCAAGATCGACCCGTTGAAGGCGGTCGGCGCGACGTAGTTGCGGGAAGCTGAGAAGGTTTCCCAAGTTCGAACGAGGTTCAATCGCAAGAAACAAAAAAACCTGCGGGAGCCGGCAAGCCCCCGCAGGCGTTCACAATCCGGCTGTCCGCCAGACTGCGACCTAGGAAATCTAAGTCTAAGCGGACCGCCCCCACAAAGGGAGCGATCCAATGGCATTGGCAACCGCCAAGTCCACCGTGACGCTGCGTGATCTCACGCAGAAATTCGACCTTCGGTTGCGGAAGTCGACGCCGTTCTATCCGACGATCTGCCAGACCGTGCCGAGCGACGGGTACGACGAGAAATACGGCTGGCTGGGCGCCTTCCCGGGAGTGCGGGAATGGCTCGGCGACCGCATTTTCGAGCAGTTGCGTGCCGCCAACTTCACGTTGGTGAACAAGCACTGGGAAAACTCGCTGCTGATTCCCAAGAACGACATCAAGGACGATCGGCTGCGGTTTTACATCGAGGCGATGGAGAAACTGGCCGACGAGGCGGCTTACCATCCCGACCAGTTGGTGGTCGATCTGATCACCGGCGGCGACGGCACGGTTTGTTGGGATGGTCAATACTTCCACGACACTGATCACTCTTGGGGTGACTCGGGGAGTCAATCGAACGATCTCACGTTCGACGCCACCAGCCACACGGCGGTGACGCCGTTGGAATTCAAGAACGCCTACCACCTGGCGCGCAAGGCCATGCTGGCCTTCAAGAACGATCGCGGCAAGCGGTTGCTCTCGCGTCCTGTGGCGAAAGCGCTCGATAACTTGCAGTTGCTGGTGCCGCTGGAGCTCGAGCAGATCGCCCACGAGGCGATGAAGGGGAGCATCATTAGCCAGTCGAGCTCGATCGTGTTGGATCAGCCCGACATTGTCTGCGTTCCCGACCTGGCCGGCACCGAGTTCATCCTCAATTACCTGGGTGAGCCGTTGAAGCCGTTCATCTTCCAAGCTCGCGAACCGATCTCGCGCGACATGAAGGGCATGGACGACATGGAGTTCAAGGACGCCAAGTTCATGACCGAGGCGCGCTATAACGCGACCTACGGGCCGTGGTGGCTGTCGGTGCTGACGACGTTCAACTAAGCGATCGGTTGACGGGGCACGATCGCGCGGGGCAGTTCACCAAACCAGCAACCTTCGATTTAAGGAAGTCCGATGGCAACGAAAACGTATCCGGCCCGGCTCCGTCCCGATTGGCCACGGGAGACCTGGGAGCGCGATCGTCGCGATGGCAGCGACACGGCCGTGGCCTTCAAGCGTCCCGAGCACGACTACGACCTCAGCACGGTCGTACAGTTGAACAATGCCGATCTCGAGCTCGTTCGCCACGACATCGAGAAGGGAACGATTCAGCTCGTGCAGCTCAATAAGCGAGGCGATCGGGCGCGAGCGATCGGACGCGAGCATTTGCCCCCGAAGCACGTCGTCGAAGCGGACGAGAGCGATTTCGAGCCGCTCGAAGCGCCGAAGCCGGTCGAGGGTGAACCCAAGGCCGACGACAAGCCGGCGGGTGACAAGCCCAAGAAGTAGCGGCGCGGGCGCGGCGGCACCTCGGGGCACGCGGTGAAGCATGTCGACCTTCAGCGACATCATGGCGGCGGACTTCGCCGCCAATGACGAGTTCCACCAGACGGCGACGTTTCGTTACCGCTGGGGGGGCGAGCCGCTGACCATCGCCGTGATTCCGCTGCGGCAGGGTGAGCTGGCCGCCGCCGCGGGCGAGTTGTCCAGCGGCGACGAGATCATCGTGCGGGTCGCCAAAACGGCGCTGGCCGGCAAGGTGCCCGAGATTGGCGACTCGCTCGAGCTGTCCGCGGTGCGGTACGACTTTGCCGGCGTGGTGAGCGAGGACCTGGTGACGTGGCGGCTGCGGTTCAACCGCAACACGCCGATGAGCACCGGCGGCGTGCAAACCATCCCAAGGTGACAAGGTGACGCGTGGCAGTAGAGGCCAACCGCCGGCTGGCGAGCGAGCTCGACGACCTGGCGGCGTTGGTCGCCAGTTGTCCGGCGGCACAAAGCAAGTTCGGGGCGCCGGGCAACCCGCTGCTGACGGCCGAGCGAATTTACTACACCGCCAACGTCGTCACCGGGCCCGACACCGGCGGAGTCGGTGGCAACGTGTCGATCGACGCAGCGGGCTTGCAACGCCCCTACGCGATCGTGCTGCGGCCGCCGGGGCTGTTGTACCGGCGAGAGGCGGCGGGCGAACAGAACTGGTTGACGCGGCAAGGGACGCTCTGGCTCTACCTCACGGCCAACAGCACCCAGCCGCAGAACGCGAAGGATGACGCCCGCGACTTCGCCAACTTCGCCGGCGGGGTCGAGGAGTGGATCGCCCAGCACGCGGGGCGCGACGACTGGCTGCCGGTGGCGCAGATGGGTTTCGTGTTCGGGCCCCGCAAGAGTGGCGCCGATCGGCAGGCGACGCAGGGGCAATGGTGGGAATGCCTGTACTGGCTCACTTACGAATAGGAACTGATCGATGAGTGTGCCAAGTTTGTACGTGCTCCACGCGATTCGCCTGCCCAGCGGCAGCGGCACCGTGATCGGCCAGCTCACCAACGTGCAACTCGACGAGGGCCTGCAGGCGGTGCTCGAGCGGTCAGCCGGCTTGCCCCACCCGCAGTTCACCGCCGTGGGGGCCGAAGCGCCCGCCATCCATTTCACCACGACGCAACTGGCGACCGTGCTCGGTCAGACCGGCTCGGCCAAGTGCTACGCCACCGAAGATGGCAACATCGATCTCTATTTCCGCAAGGTCGACGCGCTGGCCGATCGCGTCGCCGCGGCGACCACCTCCCATCTAAGGTTTCGCGCCACCAAGGGGATGCTTTGCTGGCGGAAGATTCGCGGGCAGCACGGGCAGAACGCCGAGATCGATTGCACGTTGCAATTCGCCTGGGATGGCACCAACGCGATTCTCACGCCGGCCGGTAGCGTGGCGCTCGTCGGCTCAACCGACGGGCAGGAGCAATACACGATCGGCCCGATGAAGCTCAACGGCTCGACGTTCGCCGGCTTGCAGTCGGTGGAGATCGACAGCCGCGCCGATCTGTTCGTGTTGGGGAGCGACGGTGAGATCAACCCGTCGCTCGTCGCGATCGCCGAGTGGTCGCCGACGATCATGGCGCAGGTTTTGAACTCGGCCGCCTGGTCGAGCTACGCGCCGGTCACCGCGATGACGAGCTGGTACCAGTATTTCCGCAAGCGGAAGCCGAACGAAAAGCTCTACGCGGACAACACCAACAACCATATCGAGCTCTCGAACCAGCTCGGCGGCACGATCACGGTCGAGCAGGCGGCTGGCGGGACGAACCGCCCGCACGTCAGCACGGTGCTACGCGTGCAACCGGTTTCGACGGCCGTCGACGGCGCGGGAATTTTGACCGCCACGATCGGGACGCAGGTCAGCTAGGCGCAAAGAAAAGCCGCCGTTGGTTTCAACGGGGTCGGCGGCAACCCCAGCACACGCATCATAGCAAACCATGCAACTCAGTTATTTCCTACCGAACGAGACTCTCGACGGCTTCGAGGCGGCCTGGCAGCAGAAGCTGCGCGCGGCCGGCATCGCCGAGTCGCTGGTCGACGTCCGTCGGCTGGGAATGCTGGCGCGGTGCGAAGTGAAGAGCGGGCCCGGCGGTTTCGACGGCCTGGTGATCGCGCCGCTGCGTGCCGACGATGGCGAGCCACCGGAGCTGCTTGGCTACTTCGAAGATCGCCAGACCTGGGTCGACCCGTTCGATCAGGGCAAAGTCTGGATCGGCTGGCAGACCGACGCGCCACCAACGCCTGAGGATCTTCGCCGCACTACGCCGCTCGCCTTGCCGGGCTACGAGCTCGAACTGGCCAACGGCCAGACATGGCACGTGCCGGTGATCAGCAGCCAGGAGCGGCTCGGCGCCCTGCACCAGCGATTGACCTTCGACGCTTCCGGAAAGGCGCGGGCCGCGGTCGCCGCGCGGCATGAATCCCTGTGGGAAGAATCGGCCGAGATCGCTGACGCCTATTTCGTTCACGGCCGCGTCGACTGGTCTCGCGTTGGCACGTTTTGTGCGCGGTGCCTGGGGCTCAACTATCGCGTGAGCGTGGCCGAGCAGAACGTCTTGGGCATCTTCGAACTGGCCCACGTGTCGCAGTTGCTCGATGCCCTGTTTGATCGTCCGCAGCTCAACCGACTGCTGGCGATCGACGATCCGCAAAAAAAAACAGGTTCCATAGCCGAGTCGCCCGCTATCTCGCCTGGGTCGCGGGACTCGACGCCGGCCACCGGCCTAGCCGTGGCGAACTGATCGCCCACGCCCTGGGGATCGGCCGCCGACCAACGGAAACGATCGTCTGGTTTGGGAAATAGGAAACGATGGCAAAGCCACCGCGATTACCGCCGCCGCAGGAACCCGGTCGCAACGACTGGACTCCCGGGCGTGTCGTGCGCGCGGAGGGTGGCGAGATTGTCAACCCGCGGCCGGCGACCCCCCCACCAATCCCGCGCCAGTTGATCGCACCACTGCGGCCGTCCGCTCGCGCTGAGTTGATGAGCCCAGAGGATCGCAAGGCGTGGCAGAGCGCCCAGACTTCAAAGGCGGCGAACGACAATCCCGACAGCAAGGAAAAGCAACTTTCCGACATGATCGTCGACGGTGCGGTGTGGGCATTTCAGCAGTTGCCGATTGTCTCGGAAGTGCTCGGGATCGACCTCGGCCAGTTGTTTAACAATGTCTCGGCCGCGGCAACTTCAGAAGATCCCTTGCGCGAATCGGCACGCCTGGCGGGGCGTGAGATTGGTAGCGCCGTGGGGCGAAGGTTCAGTAGCGCGGTCGGGCGCCGCCTGAAGGGTGGCAAGAACGGCGAAGAAGACGAGACGGATGCTGCCGGCAGTGACGCCGTCGAACTCGGCACGACGACCGTGGCGAGTGTCGGTGAAGCGGACGCCAGCGAAGGGGATGCACCCGAGGGCAATCGCGATCTCGCGACAAGCGTGCGCGAAAAGATTGTCGGAAGAATCACCGATTTTGTTGTCGACAAGACTTCCAACCTGGGTGAGCACGTTTCGGAGACGCTGGTCGATACGTATCGCGATCCGCAGGCGCCGTTGCGCGGCACGCGCGATGCTCGCGGGCGCTTTCGCAAACTCAATTCGGAAGAGGTCGTCCAAGAGGAGCTACGCAAGAACGAAGCGGGCTGGCTGCGGCGGGCCACGTTCACGCTTGAGAACGAAGCTGGCCAGTTCGCGCGGCGCGGCCTGGAAATGTTCGGGTTGCCGGCACCGAGCGAGGGGAGCGTCGCGGCGGCCGCCTATTGGGGGAGCGGGCTCGGCCTGGCGGGCTCGGCGCGCAGCGTCACGAGTCCGATCGATGCGATCAAGGAGGCTGGCCAGTTGCGCGATCGAGTGAATGAAGCGGATCGCCCGGGCGAAGTGGCCGCGCTCTTGAAAGAGCAACTCGCCGCCCAGCGCGAGACTAACCAGATCATGCGGAACATGGGCGCGCGACCGACGGCGTCGGCCGCCTATACGGAGTAAAGCGGTGTGGCGATCCAAATCAACCAGATCGGCAGCTTCCGTTTCCTGCGGCTCGAGTGCCCGCCACTCGCCGAAGGAATGGACGTCGAGCGGATCGAGCGCGCGGGGGTCGATGGCATCGCCCTGCTGCGGCTCGGCGTGCACGACAAGCCGACGCGGGTCCGCTCCACGGTCGACGTCGCCACGGTGGCGGCCGGCTGGCAGTTGTATGAGCAGTACAAGGCGCTGCAAGGCGCCGACGCGGTGAATTTGATCTGGGCCGGTGCGCCGGCCGTGCTGGTGGCGATCGAGAAAGTGACGGCCCTGGCCTGCCGGCCCCTGCAAGGGTCGGTCGGGTTGCAGATCAACCCGCCGAGCGGCGGGCTACTGATCTGCGAGTGGATTCTTGAACGGATTTCGTAACCGCCCCTGATTGTGGGCGATCAATCCTAACCAGGTTCAATAGCAAAAATGGCGACGTATCGAGCCAGCATCTTGGCGATGCTCAACATCACCAAGATTTTCGACACGACCGACGCCCCCTCGGCGAATCAGGGGACGCTGGTGCACGACCAGTACAACCAGCAGGTCGATCTGTCGGCCACGAGCGACCCGACCGCTACCGGCATGATGGTCGACGACGGCCCGCTGGTGGCCGGCGCGCGCACGATCGATCTCACGGCCTGCGATGGCGGCAACCAGAACACGGTCGATCTAACCGGCAAGAAAATGCTGGCCCTGTTGTTCGTCAACCCGGCGGGCAACGCGGCCATGACGATCAGCCCCGGCGGCGTGAGTAATCCGTACGAGCCGTTCGGGGCCAGCAACGACGTGGTCGTGCCGGCCGGCGGCTTTCTGCTGGCTCACTTCGACGACGAGCTGGCGGCGGTCGGCAGCGGCGCGAAAAACCTCTCGATCAGCGGCACCGGCACGCAGTCGTACAAGTTAATCGCCTTATTCGGAGATACGTAATGTCGAGCGCGCTAGCACGCGGACAAGTTCAGACGACCGCCACGATCGCCGACGGCCAGACTAAGAGCGGCGCCGTCGCCACGGGCGAGTTCGCGATGGGTGGCTTCACCACGCCGTCGACGTTCGAAGGGACGACCATGTCGTTCGAGGTCTCGCTCGACGATAGCACGTTCGTCCCGCTCAAGAACGATGCCGGCGGTGCGATCTCGATGACGGTCGCGGTGAGCTGCGGCTATCCGCTTCCGCCGGAGATCTTCGCCTTCAAGTCGTTCAAGTTCGTCAGCGGCGCGGCGGCCAGCGGCGCCGCCCGCGTGCTGGGCGTATCGCTCAAGTCTTGATGCTTACGCGGCACGTGGAGCAACGCAGCTAGGACAAGGCTTCCAACTCTTAGCGGGTTCAATAGTAAAAGCATGTCAAGGTTGGGTCTCAGATCGAATATGCAAAACCTGGTGCCGCGGCAGTTCACGCCGCGACGTATCAGCGGCTGCACGCTCTGGCTGGACGCCTGCGACTTCTCCACGCTCTACCAGACCACCGACACCAGCACGCCGATCGAGCTGCTGTCGAATGCCGGCCGCTGGGAGAGCAAGGACGGATCGGGGCGGGTGGTGACGCAGAGCAGTGCTGGCCGGCGAATGGTCTACAGCAACCCGACCGGCGCGCCGGCTGGGGTGCCGGCCCTGACCTGCGGCGGAGCGACGGGGGTCAGTAGCGATCAGTTCGACAGCTCGCTCGCCCTGACCGATCTGCTGGGGACCGCCGAGGCGACGATTTTCCTCGTCGTGCGCAGCACGGCGGCCGGCGGCATCCTCGGCGACTCAACCGGCACGAACCTGCGGGTCTGGTGGAACAGCAACACGCAGATCTCGGCCACGCTCTACAACGGCAGCGGCGGCGAGAGCACGGTCGCCAGCGGGACGGTGGCGCTCAGCACCAAATACATCGTCTGCGTGCGGCGGACGGCGAGCGTGCTGGCGATCAGCATCAACGGCGGGGCCGAGACGACGCTGGCGACCAGCGGCAACCTATCGCTCGGCTCGGCCACCTTGACGGTGCCGGATCGCAACGGGGCCACCAAGGCGCTCGGCTGGTCGGGTGACGTGGCGATCTTCAATCGCAGCCTGGGGGCCAACGATCGCAACCGGCTCGGCCGTTGGCTGGCCAGCAAGTGGGAAATCAACTGGGTGACGCAAGTAGCCTAAGGAAAGCAGCGATGGGAAAACGCACGTTCGGCGTGATGGTCGGTTTGCTGGCGACGATGGTGGGCCTGTTGGCGCTGCTACCGCAGCCGCAGTCCCTCGAGCGAGTCGCCTTTGCTCAACAGGGTGCCATCACAAAAAAGCTGCCTGAGTTGGCGTTGCGGGTCGAGGATTTCGGCGCAGTCGGTGACGGCGTGCGGAACGACGCGCCGGCGATCCAGCGGGCGATCGACGAGGCGGCGGTCGGTTGCCGCTGCGTGCAGTTCACCCCCGGCAAAACCTACCGCCTCAATAGCGGCCTGGCGGTCACCACCGACAACATGGTGATCAACGCCTACGGCGCGCAGTTCATGGTGAATTTCGCCGGCGTCGGCATTACGCTCGGCCGCCCCGACGACGCCGAATTGACCACCCGGTTTATTCAGTGGCGCGGCGGGCGAATCCTCAAGGGGGCCAGCTCGTCGACCCCCGACTTCACCTCGGGCAACGTGGGGATGCGGCTACTCAACCTCAGTCACTCGAGCATTTATGATTTCAAGATCTTCGGCTTCGAGAAGGGGCTCGAGCTGTTGGGGGACGGCGAGGGGACGCAATACAACACGATCATCCCGGCCGAGATCGGCTACTGCAAATTCGGCGTCGCGTTGATCGCGCGAAATAGTGGCTGGGCCAACGCCAACTGCTTTCTCGGCTCTGCCCGCATCGGCTTCTATCAAGGTCAGCCCGACAGCACGGGCGGCTATGCGATCTACATGAATCGCGAAGCGACCAGCGTCAACACGATCAACCAGAACACGTTTGAGGCGCTGTCGCTGGAAAACGCCATGTCGGCCAACAAGCCGGCTGGTGCGGTCTATATGAACTGCACCGACTGCGCGTTTCGCGGTCTGCGTTACGAGGGGTTCGATCACCCCTCGGTGATCACCGGCCCCGACTTCGCCAGCAACACGGTCGACGGCGGCGCGGAGCTTTCGGACAAGAGCATCGATCTCGATCTGACGTTGGCCCCCAGCCCGACCACCGTGTTTTTTAAGGGGCACCAGTCGCTGTACTACTGCGGCGGCACGGCGGCCGACCCGCTGATGGTGCTGCGCGAGCGGAACGGCACGCAGGCCACGCTGCAATTTCAAAACACCAACGCCGACGTCTACACCGAACTGCGTGGCTGGGGGGGTGGCGGCATCCGCAACCGCGTCAACGGCACGCCTTCCCACTGGGACGTCGCGCTGTGGGTCGGTTCGAAGCAATGGCAGCCCACCGAGGCGGGGCAGGCTGCCGGCACGATCCGCGCGGGGAAGCACGCCTGCACGACGGTGACGATCACCGGCGGCGTCGCCCGCAAAGGAGATCCCGTCAGCGTCGGCTTTCGCGCCGACATCGGCCAGGGGACCAATAAGGACGAGGGGGGCCTGATCTGGTCGGGGCAGGTGGCCAGCGATCTCGGCGCTGGTTTCAACGTCGTGCGGGTGATCGCCTTCAACCCGACGGCGACCGACATCACCGGCATGACAAGCGACACGCTCACGGTCCACGCGCGGCAAGGATCAACAAACTAATGGCCAACGAAATTTGCTTGTTTCACGTGCCCGACGTGGACCTGTACATGGTCGTGTTGCGCGGCGCGGAGATTTGGAACGGCTCGGCGTTCGTCACGCTCAACGGCGCGAACTGGGACGACTACGCGATCGCGCTCACCGAGTCCGAGATCACCGGCGCGGCCGAGAGTATGTACACCGGCAGCATCCCGGCCGGCTGCAAGTTGGGGGCGAACGCCCTGCGCGTGGTGGTCTACATCCAAGGGGAAGGGACGAGCGCCCCGAGCTCGACCGACTTGCGGATCAGTGAGCCGTACGCCTTCGACGTCGCCGATGGTCGCCTGCCGATCGAACACGTGGCGATCGCGTCGGCCGGAGCCTTCGCCGGCAAGATCAGCGGGGCCGGCACGGGGACCGAAACCCTGCGCTCCGTCGACGATCAGCGCAATATCGCAGTCGCCACGGTCACTGCGGCGGGGAATCGAACGGCGGTGAGCCTGCCATGAGCACCGTGAAGCGAGCATTCTTTGCGCGGGCCTGGGCCGCCTGGTCGTTCCGCGCGTCGGCCATCCGCGGTCGCCAGGCGGTGCCGGGCGCCGGGGCGATCACCGACCAAGGGGGACGCATCCATATCCTCGGCGGCGGGCCCGGACGAGTTTTTACAGGAGGCTAGCGGTGAAGCTCGATCGCATGGTGGACGACGGGGGCAATCTCCGTGGCTATTCCTTTGAGTGCCCGGCTTGTGGTTTCTCCCACGCGTTCTACGTCGCTGGACAACTGATTTGGAAATTCAACGGCGACATGGATCGACCGACGTTTACCCCGAGCCTGCGGAATAGATGGACCGAAGGTGAAGAAGAGCACCAGCGTTGTTGTCACTTGAATCTGACGGACGGCGTGCTGCACTTCCACGGCGACTGCACGCACGAGCTCGCCGGCAAGCAAGTTCCTTTGGCCGAGGTTGATTAGCAAAATGCCAGTGCTCGGTTCCGATCTGATCGTCGCCCAAGCACCGCAAGCGAGTGCCCTGGTGCTCGTGCGCCGGCTGCTGGCCCCCTCGGGCGACTATCTCGTCGCCGCCGATCTCGCCTCAATCGAGTTGTCGGTGACCGACCTGCGATACCCCAACCAGCGCGTCGCCGGCTACGACGCACAATCGCTCTCACCGGCCGACGTGATCTCTGCGCTCGTCGACGATACGCCGTGGGCCTGGGACGATACCGGCTACAACTTTTTGCACGTGCTGCCGGCCGACGCCCGCCCCAACGCCGACACCACCTATCAAGTCGAGTACAAGCTGACCACGACCGACGACGTCGTGTTCTACGTCCGCTACCAGATCGAGTCTCTTAAAGTGTTTGCGGAGGGCTAGTCGTGCCGCTCCGCCTCTTGGATTCTCGCGCCGCTCGCGTCTGGACGAAAAGCGTCTGGAACGGTCAATGGACCGAGCAGAATTACTTGAAGCTCGATCGGCTCGCCTGGCGGGCCGGGCCGGCGATCTCGTCGGCCGAGTTCAGTTGGCCCTACGGCCAGCTTCTCCGCGAGGATGACGATCGCTATATCGAGCGCGTACCAAAATCGCTCGGCGGCTTGTTCGTCAAAGTCGAGATCCC